AGGGGTAAAAGTACTGTTTCTTAAGTACATTCACTCAATCACATGAGAGGGAGGTTGCAGTAATCTATTGATAGAATCTTGCCTGTCTGATGTACTCTTAATGCTTTCAGGGATGTATACATTCACGAAGAATACCACCCCTAACATACACAGCAAATAGGCAATCAGTACTTTCATCATATCACATACTCTCCTTTAGTTGTTGTTGAAGATCTGCTAATTGTTCTGAGGTTGATAACATTGCAGACCTGGCATATCCTGTGGCATAAGGATAACCCTGATCCTCATTATTTGGTGCTTCATAACATACATTCACAGCATCATGCAACCTATCAATTATGCGAGTAAGTTGCTCATTGATTGAGTACATTGAGTTGTAGTTTGATGTGGTTTGCATAATAGAAAAAAACCGTAAATGTTGGCTCTAATTAATACTGAGAATCATGGTATCTTCATCCAATACCTGACAACCAGGACCACTGAATCCTATACCTTTCACAAGATAATACTCATCAGATTCATCATCACATACTGTGACTGATTTGTCTAGACAATCATCAGGAATCTCTTGGAGAATAGCAAGCAATTCTCTATATGTTCCTTTGTTAAAATCAGTCTTTGGAACTATAAACCTTTGCTTTCTCATTGCATGGTCCAGAGCATCATTGAGTTGAGAAATGAGTGACATAATTTTGTTAGTTAGTTTGGGAGTTGGTGATAAGATAAGACCTATATTCTATGGCAGTATTCTGATCATTAAACTCAGCAATCTTCTCCATTGTTTCTTTCCAATAGAGTGCCCACTTATGTGAACCAAATACTCCCTTAACTAGGATTGGATTGTCAATACCAAGAGGATAGGATTTCATGATCAAACTAACTCCTGAAGCATTTCAGAAAGTTCCTGATGATCCAGACATTCATCATTCCAGGATACACCATCAGGAGTCTTATCACCAAATAATTCAGTCATGGTGTGTCTGAAGATATCATAATCAACAGACTGATCATCCCACAGTCTGTCTTTAACCCAATCAAGTGCTGTCATATACATTTCATACTCATTGTTGATGTAGAGGGCAACATTCCAGGTGCCATAGTTAGTCCATCCTTGGAAGGTTGAGTCAGTCATGAGGTTGAGGTTTGCTTTGTTTTCCATGCTTCTAATATGGCAGATCCTGCTGGATCCTGTAGTTCACTGTGATACAAAACTCCTGAAGAAAACCTTAAGGTTGCTTGTGCCAGTTGGGGGACTGGCACACCTTATGTGTTACATAGTCAGAAGATTTCAGTTATTGGGAGTGGGAAAGTTTTTGCAAACTGCATCACACAGGATGCAAGTCAGTTCTTCACTATCAGTGGCAGTTAGTTACAGAGTGAATCACAAAGTTAGGATTGAGTCGATTACATGTTGCAATCGCATCCTCTTTTGTTGCTTTAATGTAACCTAAACTGTCGTTCATAATCCAACCATTAGAACGATGAAATTGACCATGAAGAATGAATTTAGTCTCTTGCTTGGTCATGAGAGAATTGGTTGCTTTGTTTTCCATGCTTCTAATATGGCACAGAATCAGGGGGTTTGCAAGGGGGTCTGTGCCAGTTTGTTGGCTGGCACATCTTATCTGTTACTCAGGCAAAAACATAACCAGACTGAAAATCATCTGTCTGATATACATTCTGACCATTCACACATCCAACAAACTTGCGAACATACCAAAGGAAATCTTTCTGAAATACACACTCTCCAGAGATGCAAAACTCAGTGCAGAGTGCATTCAGTCTGGATTTTGTGGTGGTAGACTGATAACCACCATCAAAAATTGTCATGCTAGTATCATCAACCAGTGCAATTTTGTTGCCATGCAGATAGACAGTAGAGACACCATCATTGGTCACAACCTGAGTATTTCCAGAGGACCAGTTCTTGTTACCATGGATGGCAGCAATCATTTGTGACTCAATTTTACGCATTTGAAGAAGAAAAAAGAACTTAAGGTGAGGGAAGAAAGAGTAGATAGTCAGAAGATTTCAGTCCACTTATCATGCTGACTCTGGGTGATTACACCCTTTGAGAGTAACCTATCACAATGGATGCAGAAAATCTTAAACTTGCTATGCCTGTCTGCATCTCTGAAAGCAGCAATCTCAAATGCTCTGTTTACCTGTTGGATGACTTGTTTTTTTGTGATGGACATAGAATGAAAAAGAAAAAACTTTGTGAGGATGGGGTGCTGTTCCCTTGACTCTTATATAATGGCACAGACTCCCACCAAATACAAGGGGGGTTGTGCCACTTTGTCAACTGTCCTCCTGTGCCTCTTTTTTCTGTTCAGTCAGGAAGGCAATCTGCAGATCAATCTCATCAATCTTTTTCTGCAAATCACTCTTCCTAAGTGTTAGCTCCAGAATGGATCTTTCTATGTCATGGGATAGCATTAACATCCTGTTTTTGTTGATCCTTTTTATCAACCTTTGGTCCTACCCAGACCCTACCATTCTCCTTCCAATATGTTACAAATGCTCTTCTCAACTGCAGGAGTTCATCATACCTCTGCTGCTGTGATTGTGTCAGATTGAATCCCTGAATCCTCCATGTTGACTTCAGTTCTGTCAGTTCCCTGAGAATACTTGCTGATGAGTTGGTCATACTTTTGTTGATCAAATTTGATAATTGTGAGTTTATCTAGTTGTGACTGAATGTCACTGAAAAAGTCTAACATGCTAATGCTCCCACTGGAATAGTTTCAGTACCTTTGTAGTTGTCATCCCAGGATCTTGTGTTTTTACAGATCCATCCTGCACCAAATCTTTCAAAGATGTAAACATATTCTGCACCACAGTTGTCACACTGTTCATACAATTCTGTCAGATTTTGTGCAGTCTGAGGAGGGCAATTCTCACCCCTTGAAGAATAATAGAGAGGACCACTTTTTGGTAGTGTTTCATTTTGCCATCCAGCATTTGTCCAGGCAGATGACATGTCACCACCATCAATAAGTTCACTTGCTGATTCTTTGTCAGCATAATGTGTGTTCAGGATTCTACCCAACCACTGAGGATAACCATCCCAATGATGATAAACAGAGAGAAAAGATCCATCAGAAAGTTCAAGTGCAATTCTGGAATTAGTGGACATAATTGTCAGAAAAAGAAAAAGTGTGAGAGTAAAGTTGTGTTAGAAGTATTCAGGGAAATACTGGGGATGGTCCATGATGTAATTGACTTGTTCATCAATATCTTGCTCTCTGTATTCACCTGACATCAACAAAATGGAAAAGAGTTCTTGATACTTCTCCTCTTCTTGAAATGTGTTCATAATTCAAACAGTAAAGTTGTTAGTGAATTCCTCAGATGCAGGAGGAGACATCATTGTCCTTGCCTCCAATTCTTCACAATCAGCAATGAGATTCATCAATTCTTCTACCTGATCTTCAAACTTGATGTCAAAGATTTCACCAGGCATGTCTTGGATCTCATCCCACATAATTGACCTCATTTGTTTTTGACTCTTATATAATGGCACAGGCAGGGGCAGAATACAAGGGGGTCTGTGCCACTTCCTTGACTGTCACACCTTATCTAACACTAACCTTCTGGTATATTGGTAGGAATAAAGACTTCTATTTCCTTCAATTCCCCACCCTAACCATCTGTATGCAGCAGACATATAGTGCTGCATTGTTTGCCTATTCTGCTCAAATCTGGGCAGTGCTATTCTAAATGTTTTCTCATTGATCATATATCTGACCTGACCAGATAGTGATGATGGGTCACACTTATACTTGGAACAGAATGAACCTAATCCATCATATCTCTGTGGTGATGTCCACTGAATCAATCCATATCCTCCAACATTGCAGTTATGATACTGGACAATTTCACCACCTTCACATATGTTGGATCTAAAGTTACTTTCTTGTTTTATATTGCCTAGTATGGTGGCAAGTGCATTTCTGTCTGTAATGTTGGTCTTGTCCTGTAACTCTTTCAGGACAAGTTTCTCAGCATCATTACAATCAGGACAAGTCCATTGTGGTGCTTTTACAACCTCAACAGGTGGTAGAACTGGGGGTGGATCAGTATGCTGAGCAATCACACTCTTATCCTCACAGGAGTTAATCACTCCCATGACAATGCCTCCCAGTGCGACAAACCAGATGAACTTAATCAATTTCATGCAAACCTACCCTGTGTCATATTGGCATGTGAGAAGACAGTTCTGTCCACAAGTTTGATCATACCATACTCTGTGGACATCACAAAACCCTCACCAAGAACTCTCCTGCCATCAGGTAGATAACAATCAGGAGCATCAATGATAATCAATGAGTCCATCACTTCTTCCTTCATTTCTATCACCATCTGGTAAAGATTGGTAAGGTATATATCACCAAGGACATCAAGTAGCACAGCATCAGTGAGGTGAACATCATCCCTGATTAGGGCATTGATCTTCATCTTTGCCTGTTCTGCTTCAGACTTACTCATGAACTGAATTCTGCTGGTGTCAAAATCAGTCATGTCAACATCAGGGCAGACCCTATCAACAATAGGTTGCACCCACTTGATGATAGCAGAGTCAGTGAATGTATCAGTCAGAGGATGTGCCTCTGCATCACAAAGTTCACCATCAACAGTATATTGTGTATGTGGAGCTATCACCAACTTCTGATAGATTGTCTCATCAAACAGATACACAAGGGTGTTAGGATGCAGCATGTCAGTTCTGCCAAACCCAAGGAAATCACCCTGATAGACATTCTCTGTCCTGGGCAGATACCTGAAACAATACTGTAGAATCTCACAGACAGATTCTTGATGACCAAAGTGTGTGAAGATGTCATCAATACTGTAGCAAAGTTTGATCTTCTTCTTGTTAAATGCAGACTTAGTGCATACAAAGAACTTACCTTTGTATGTGCCCCATACAATTGCAGGGCAACCA